TAGACTTATCTAGCCCTCCTTGTAGTGCTACTGAAAAGGGTTGTGAAGCTGCCATTAGAAATAAATCCTATCATCTGACATACTTTTTGGTTGTGGATTTATTAAATTAGACTTCATATACTTCATACCTTTTTTATAATCGTCTAATGCAAAAGCTGCTTGTTGTAAATTTTCTTTAAATTGATGTACGTAATATCTAATTCTAGCTAATACAACAGAAGCATATTGATCTGGTAAAGTAATAGCATCATCATAATCTGAAAGTTCTGTCGGTTTACTAAAAGCATAGAAATGTAAATTATATGCTTTATCAGGTATAGGACTTAAACCTACTTTACGATGATCTGGACTTCTAATAACGTAACGAGGCTCTCCATAGTTTTGTGTATCAGCATCGTCTGCGTTCTCTGAATCTCTTCTATATCTTCTCCAATCGGATAAAGATATAAATTTTAAACCTCTTGAAACATAAGGAGCTGATTCACCCGATACTCCTATTGTTGTAATATAAAAATCATCCCAATCTATAGAAGCATAATCTGTAGTAATACTAGAGCTTCCTGATTTAAGAAGATACCATCTTGTGCCTGCTACAGTTTCAACAGTAACATTTCCATAAAAAGGATCTGTACCACCGCTAGGTGCTGCAGCAAAAAAAGGTAACTGAGGTTCTTCGTTGGCTATATCATTTAAAGCTCTGTTAGTAGCTTCTTTAACAAAAGCCTGTATTCCTACAGCACTTGAAAAGTTTGATGCAGTTAAAGGAACTTCGTTTAGTTCTCTAAGAGCTTCGTTTGCTAGTGTTAAATATGTTGTTGCCATTAGTTACCCTTTTTTCTTTTTACTAAAAATCTTATCGTAATTATCTTGATAGTTCTTTTTAGCTTCTCCTGAATAAGCGTTGCTTAACATTCCTAAAATTCTTGTACTTTTTTTCTTTTTGAATCCGTTCATAATTATAGGATTCTTATCGTTGCCGATTTGTGGCATTTGTTTTCCCTTCTAAATAAAAGAAAAGGGGGTTTTTACACCCCCGAATCTATTTAGTCAATACCATAGAAAGCAGAAACTAATGCTTCAGGACGTAGTACTTTTCCACCATAAACGTGGAGTCCTCGTACAATGTCTCCAAAGCTATCAGGATCTCTGATGACTTCAGTACTTGTTATAGTCTGAGCAGTAGCTGTAGATGACATATGACCAGCAATACATTTACCAGCAGCATTAGTTGTGCTTGCAATGTTGTTTGACTTGTACATATCGAATCCACGTAGTTTCCCACTTGAGACTAGACCATTTCTAATAGAACCTTGACCTGCGTTATAATCAACAGACAAAAGTTTTGACGATGAACTTGCAAGAACTTCGTAGAAATCAGGTGATGCTAAGAACCATCGACCTTCTTCTGGAATGTTCTGTTCATCAAGCAAACGAGCCATATGTGACAATACGTCAATAGGATCGTGTTCACTTGCTGCAAAACCGATGTCAAGATTACCAGTTCCATCAAATGTGCCTGCTGCTAAATCAGTAGCATTGTCAGAACCAAGGATATGGTTAGGACTTGCTGCAGAAACACCTGCGAACATAGTAGCAATTACACCTTCATCATAAGCATCACGAAGAGCATATGCTGCAGATGAACTAGCAACTTCTTTAAAGTTCACGTGAGACATTGAAGTTTCAATATCATCAACGATGAATTTAAATGCGTTAGCTGTATCAACTACAAGAGTCAACTCTTGGTCAGTTAATTTAGTAGCTGTAACGTCTGCACCACGTTCGTACTGGTACACAGTGATTTCAGGTTCTTTTATAATCTTTACGGAATCTCCGAAAGCGGCAATTTCACCAGCATAATCTGTGTTGGTGATCGCTTCTACAACCGAAGCCTTTCTAAAGAAGTTGAGAACCTTTTTAGAGTAGACTGCTGGAAGGAAAAACGAATTAGTTTGACCACTGACGGAGTTCGCAAAGTTAGCGTTAGTATCAGTACTTGGTTCAAAGAACTGATCTGATTGGTTATAAGCCATTTTACTTCTCCATTATTTTATCAAATTAAAAGTTAGTTTTTATTTAGCTACTCTGCCTTCGTGAATTGCTCGTCCGATTTCTTCTTCGTACTTGTCAAAATCTTGAATAGACATTGCAGCTATTTCCCTTTCAGTCCAAATTTTATCTTGCTTAGGTTCAACCGCAGTTGTTTTGGTTGATACCATATCAGCAGCAGATTTCTTGGACTTAGCTGAAGCTGACTTCTTAGCTTTAGGAGCATCTAATCCCATATCACGTTTATATAAATCTAAAGCGCGACTTGCAAGATCTCCATCACTAGCATTTTTATATATCCAATCTTGAATAGATTGTGGTTGTGTTTTTGCCCAACTATGAAACTCATCGCTGTTTTTAAGTTCTTCAAAATCAGGATGGTTCTGTAACAACCTATCGTTTGCTTGCTTAGTAACTAATTCTGTTTCACGTTCTTGTAAAGCTGCTAATCGTTCTTCTAGAGTTTTAGTTCTTTCAGAACTTTGCATATGTGCTACAGTCTCAACTACTTCATAAACATCTGGATATTGCTCTCTAAACTTTTCTAGTTCCTCTGGAGACTTTGGAGCTTTGTATTCAGGCATATTTTTAGTTGCCTGTTCTAAAAGTTCTTGTTCTCTAGATTTAAACTCATTAAGTTTAGAATCGTAGTGTGATTTTAAATCATCATATCTTTTTTTGTAATCAGGTTTATTTTTCGTTTCCTTTTTACTTTGCTTAGGTTCTTCTGAAGTTTCAACTTGTGGTTGAGGTTCTTCAAAAAAAGCACCATCAGCAGATACAAACGGTTTATCTTTCTTGTTATGCCAATCTTTATTAGCGTTATAAGGGTTTGCTTCTTTTGCTTGTGTTGCCATCTTCTTACTCCTACTAGGGGCTTTCTAAACAAAGTAGCTGCAAATGTCGACAGTGCAGGGTTTGTTTTTGTCAAGGTAGCCTTTCGGTTATTGTTGTGATAGAGGGCTTAAACTTCTAAGGTAGCTCTATCGTTATTGCATACGTGGATTAACAGACATCATTCCTTTTCTGATTTCATCTTCAGCTATGTCTTCATCAACAGGCTTTCCAAATCTATCAACTTTAGTTTCTTCTACTTCACCACCTTCTGCGTTTTGTTGTCTTGTAGCATCTGCTTCAGCCTCGGCATCTTCCATCATACTTTGTAATCTATCCGCGCCTAATTGCTCTGTAGCTTTTGCTGTAAAGACAAACTCACCATCCGATAACCTTGCAGGTATCGAATCGGAGACTTCAGATCCTGGGCCATCAACTGGGCCAGAGCCTGAAAATTCTGTAGCTGTATCCATAAGCTTGTCAAACATAACGCTTAACTCTGGATCAGCTTCTAATTTATTCATTAATTCTATTTCTTCTTCAGAAGATAAAGACTGTGAGATTATGAAGTCTAAGTACTCATCTTCCATTTGCTCGTCAGGAACCATATCTACTTCTGGTTCTTCAGGCATTGATTCTTCCATTGGCATCATCATAGACATTTGAGCATCTACATCTCCACCTTCTTCATAGCCCATTCGAGCTACAACTTCTGGAGCTTCTTTTCTTAAAGCTTCTATGCCTTTACCTCCTTCTTTCATACCTTGTCTTTTTTTCTTTTCAATACTTGTTTTTTCCCAAGTATTTTTTTCTTGCATAGCACCACCTGTAGCTTTCTTTTTTCTTTTTTCTTTTTTAATTTTGACAGGGGTAATAGCAATCGCAATGCCTTCCATTTGTTCTTTCATTGAGCCGTTTTGTTTCATTAGCGATTCTCTTTAATTATTTGTTTAACCGATTGGGGGAGTTGGAGCAACCGTTCCAGAGAACTGATCCTCCCCTGGCTGCGGAATATTTCCAGTTCCGATGTTGCCACCGCCAGTACCTGTAGCTCCAAGTTCTTGAGGTGATCCAGGTAATCCGCCAGCGGCAGCCATTGGGGGCTGTTGACCATCGGGTTGAGTCTCTGTGCTTGCTTCTTGTCCAGCATTTTGCATACCTATTATTTGTGCCATAATAGCTGCTTCTTCAGGATCGTTGAGTATCTCATCAGGATCTAAATCTAAGCTATAGGCTAGTTCACTTATTAACTTAGAAATCTTAACAAACGGAGCAATAGCAGGACTTTGTGCAGTCTGTAAGAACATAGTCAATCTTTGACTTCGTACTTCTTTCTGCATAAGACTGTTTGTTCCAGAAGCTTTAATTTCTAAATCGCCTTTAACATCCATATCCCCCTCAAAGAACTGCATATTCCACTGAAAGTAAGCTTCACCTAATGGCTTCAATAAGAAGTCATCTAAGTTTTTAACAACTGTTTTAATATTTAAACTAGCTGCGCCTAATAACATTGACATACCTGAAGCTGTTCTTGTCATACTTTGAACACCTGTTTGTCCGTGACTGTAACTAGGTATTCCAGTTTGCTCATCAGCAAGCTGTCTAAACTTGTCAAACATCATCATATTTTCATTAGATGTGTTAGGAAACTTTAATCCGTGTATAGCCTGTCCCGGCATCCCTGCCTGTCTACGGAAGATTTTTCCCGGATATATTTCCATAGACTGTCCACCTACAAGGGCAGACTCATCAATATCAAAGACTACAGAGCCTGATAGAGCTAAGTTATCTACAGCCATTCTAGCGTGACCATTCATTACTTGCTGACTATCATCCATATTCTCAGCTACACCAATACCAAAGAAGTTATAAGGATTTCTTTCATAAGGGAAAGCGTGATAAGGAATACGATAAGGAGTAAAAGGATTGACAACTGCGCGTAGCAATTTATCTCCAGTTACCCACGCATTAACTTGTACTTCGTCTAAATCATCTATCGTGTCGGGTAAGTCTATACCTACTTCTCTAGCGTATTCAGCATCCATAATGCCCCAATACTCAAGAACTTCATAATGCCCTTGATAGTCTTCACTACCTCTAGCATCATCTTTTAACTGACTTTCAAAATCTTTTTCTTCGTAGTTAGGCCCCATCTGTAAACAATCACGAATAGCTTCTTCATCAAAGTAAGGCATATTACGTAACTGTCTAAGCTGACTGCGATTCATTTTATGACGATGAATTACATATTCACATTCGTCCATATTAGTAGCAGAAGGATCAGGATAGAAATCCCAACAACTTACAAACTCTATTCGTGGTACTCTAACTTCTAAAGGATTATATTCTCGTTCACCTTCTTCGTTATCTTCCCACTTGTGTAATTTTTTATTAAAATTAAATGGCCCTTTAACTAAACCTGTACCTAACAAAGCAGATTCAAGTAAAGCATTTCTAATTTCAGAAGAACCATTAGACTCTTCGATTTGATCGTGAATAAGTTTTTCCATACGTCTTGCAGCTTTTTGTGCAGGATTCATATCTAACTTTGCAGGATCAGGGCTGTATCCCTCAACTAACATATCTTCAGCTTGATCTTCTAAAGAGTCTGTAAAGACACCTTTACTAAAAGTAGCTCCAGGCTTTAACGTTCTACCATCACCTTCATAGCCTACATCGTAAGGGTTTTCTTCTTGTGGCTCATCTTCTAATCTATTTCCTATATTATCAGGAGTAGAAGTTTCCATTCCTGGCATTGGATTAGCTGTATCAAGATGTGCCTGACCGTATTCACCTTCAGGTACTTTAGTTTCTGTAACTCCTATCGGGAACTTACCAGTACCAAACATAACATCCACTAACTGCCCAAAGGCTGCTAGTACTTTTGTTTTAGTAACTTTTACAAAGATGCGAGATTTTTCAGACTCTCTAAACTTAACTGATTTATTATATAGACCTCTGTAGTTTTCATAGGCTTTGAGCCATCTACGTTCATCCATATCTCTTTTATCTTCAGCTTGATAGAAACGAGATTTAATAATACCAACTAAATTACTTTGTTGATTTTCTTCTAAATCTAAAACTTTACCTGTTTCACCTTCAACGTCTTCATAGATATTGTTTGCATTTAAAAAAGTGTTTTCGTTTTCTGCCATATATTAATATCCAAATGTTGAGTCTGACGGTGAATAAGTATCCGTTTTAATTCTTAACCTTCTGTCATAAGGATGGTCTACTCGTGGTCGACTCATTAACATATAACGTAAAGCATCGTAAGCGTGGTCTGAAGCATTTGTATCCACATCTTCTGAATTAGTTTTAGATAGTGGAATACCTTGCAACTCCCTAATAAGGTTAATGCAACTATTCACTATCTGTAATCTAGGCCTGTTATTCTCAGGACGCTTACGTAAATGTTCGTGTATCTGAACTTTACCCGCTACTCTGTTCTTATCAGCCCTTCTTAATTTATGGCCTTTATTGACAAGTATCTCACCAATAGTAGGCCCTGAATAACCTGTTCTAGCCCAAGCTGCTGTATCAAGTACACCAGGAATGGATTTTATTTCAGGTTCTTCTAACTGTGTTATCTTGTCAGCTAACGCATTTCCTGTCAGACCTTTCTGATAAAGTTCTCTATATATTATGATGGTCTTGTCTTCAGGATCAATGGCAGCCCACAAACAACAACTTTCTGCGGCATATCCGTAGTCTACACCTTTAACTCTTTCCCACCAAGACGGTATATCGAATGGAGCTATGATATGATGTTCAGGATCAAACTCCGCAAATGCTGCTCCTTCTGCTATATCCCAATTACCATCCAGTAACTGTTTACGTTGTACAGCAGGAAGCGAGTTAAGCATCCTTTCATATTCACCGTCTTCTGCTAGATAAGGATTGTCCTGTAATCTAGCGGGAATAAATTTTCTTGTAAGTCCATCGTGTCCTATAAATGCTGCGTTAGAATCTGATGGTATTACATATCTTTTCTTTACCCATTGCGCACCAACTCCGCCTGGGTTTGCTGTGCATCTAAGATAAGTCTGTAAGTTTTTATCTGTTGTTCTTAAACGTGAAGCTAGATAGTTCCAACCAAACTCTGTAGGTAGATGAGTAATCTCATCAAAACCTATCCAACTATATGCCTGACCTTGATAACGGTAGACATCTGCATCACGTTCAAGGAATCCAAATTCTATTTTAGCTCCGCTAGGAAACTGCCATAGCTTTTCTACTTCTTTAAACTTAGCCCCTTTAAAGGCTTTGGGATATAACTCCCTCGACTTATCAATCAATTCTCTTAATTCAGGCATTGACTTTCTAAGTATCAATGCTCTGTGTACAGGGTTGTGACAAGAGCGCAATG